CGCCGTCCAGCTTCTCCTGGATCTTCAGGAGCTCGGCGCGCTTCTCCTTCGGGAGGCGCAGGGGGTTGAGCAGTCGGACGACGAAGCCGTCGCCGAGCTCGATGTCAGTGGACCCGTACTTCGCTTCAGCGGCGGCACGGATGGAGTCGAGGGAGAAGTTGGCCATGGGGTTGCGGACCTCCAAGAAGTAGGGGAGAGGAGAGCGCGGACCGTCGTGAGAAGAGCCCCGAAGGGCCCCCGGTGTGCGAGGAGGTCCGCACCACTTGCACACCGGGGGAGATCAGATGAGCCCTGATCAGGCAGCCGGGCCGGAGACCCAGGAGTCGCCATCCCAGCTCGCCGTGGAGGCGTCGCCGAGGACGACGTTCTGGCCCGTGGTCCAGGCCGAGGTCGGCGTAGCGATGACGGAAGCCAGCGCAGCCAGGTTGGCCGGAACGGTCGAGCCCTCCGGGGTGAAGGAGCCAGGCGTACCAGCGGTCGCACCGGTTGCGACACTTGCACCAAGCGGCGTGATCGCGTAGGTGTAGGTGTTCGAGCCGAAGGCCATCGGCTTCACGCCGATCGGCAGGCCGGCCAGCGACTCGGTGTCACCGAAGGACACGTCGTCAGCGCGGTAGATCTCGGCCTTGGGGGCGTAGAACGCGAAGTGGTTCTCGCCGTCCACGAACACCGCGAGGAACGCGGAGACCGTGGGGGTCGGCTCGGTCGGAACACCGACAGTGCCGTTCGGCAGGACCGGGGCGTTGGAGCCGTAGTACAGCTTCAGGCCGGGGACGTCGAACTGCTGGAGGGTGAAGGTCATCGTCTCGGTACGGGCCGAGTACTTGGTGCGCAGGCTCTTGTTCTGGAGCGTGCCGATGACCGTGGCCTCGCCGCCCTCGGAGGCGATCGAGAAGATGTCCTCCAGCGAGGTGTGACCGACGATCGACCAGGGAGAGGTCGGGACGAGCAGGTCTTCGGGGAGGTCGGTTCCGACCGGCGCCGTCAGGTAGTTGCCGGAGCCGATGACGAGGGTGGCGTTGTCGTTCAGTGCCACGAAGTGTTCTCCTTACGGGATGGGGTACGGGCGGTTGCGCGGCTTGCGGATCTCGATGTCGTAGGTCGCTTCGTAGCGCCAGACACCAGTGGGAAGGTCCGCGTACTGGACCGGGCCGGTCGACGTCGCCCAGTCGGTAACCCGACGAGGAGCAGACGCGAGGTCGACCCGAGTGATGTGGCCGCGCGAGGGCACGACCTTCTGTGAGAGCCAGGCGTCGCGGATGACCACGCGCACGGCCTCGGAGAGGATCGCGGCGTCTTCGTCGCCATCGGGGTCTTGACAGAAGACGTGCACCGCGACGCGGGCTGCGTCGAGGAATCGGGTGTCGCCCTGCCAGTTCCCGAAGGACGGGTCACGGCGAACGAGTACGAGGGGGAACGTCTGATCCTTGGCGATCAGGGACTTGACCTGGATGCCAGGCAGTCCGTCGCGCAGGATCGCGAGCATCAGGTCTTCGACCGGGGAGAGCTCGGCGAGCGCCTTGATCTCCGGAGGGAGACCGGCCATCAGCCTCTACCTCCTCCGCGCTTCTTGCGCGCCTTGATCTTGACCTTGCGCTTCTTGGGGCTGGCCTTCGGACCTTGCTTCTTCGGGAGGTGCGAAGCCTCTTCGAGGATGTGCAGGCCCTGCATCGCGCCGACCGTGTACTCGTCGATGACCTTTCCTTGGTCGTCGACCACTTCCACGTCGTAGGCGTTGCGGCCGAACTCGATCGACAGGGCCGAGTTCGAGTTGGTCTTGGCGTTGGTTCCGTTGGCGTCGGCGAGAACGACGTAGGCGTCGATGTCACCCTTGGCGATCTCGATCTGAGCGACGCCCTCGACCTTGTGCTGGATCAGGAGCTCTTCAGCCCTGACCCCGATCTCGAACGCGCGCTGGTCGACTTCCGCCTGCACCTCGGGGAGGGAGGCGATGATCTCCGCCATGTTCTTGCCGTTGAGGCCCTTGTAGATGTAGGCCATCAGCTCGGCCTCTCGCGGACGTCGATCGACCAGTGCCGAGTCCTGCGCTCGCCGTGGTGGTAGGCCGGCGGGGTCACGATGTCCCAGACCTTGCCGAGCATCTCGACCCGCGACCAGAGCTCAACCCCTTCGAGGTTGGCGTCCACGATCATGCGGGTGATGTTGATCTGCTGCTGACCGGGAACCTCTGCTCGGGCCGAACGCTGCGGGATCAGTGCGCACCGGACCTGGTGTGGGCCGTCCGCGTCGGCGACGAGGATCTCGTTGCCGCGGTTGTCGGTGTGGTAGCGGCTCTTCCAGATCGTCGCCGGAACTCCCCGCCTACGCTGCATCGAGCTCACCAGGGTTCCTCCTCATCCCGGTACAGCGGGAAGGGGGACTGGTCGGTGGGGACGTAGCTGGCACGGTGCCGGTAGCGCCGGATGTCGGAGCCCCAGGCGCTCACGCCGACCGACACGAGGCCGGGCCGCTTGCCGCCGATCTCCGCGAGGAGCTTCTGCTCGTCAGCGGTGAAGTAGACCGTGCCTGCGTTCTCGCCCTGGCTGTCGTTCCAGCCCAGGGTCTCGTCTCCCGCTCGGGACTGGGTGTAGCCCTGGGGGTTGTCCATGAACCGCTTGCACGCCTTCAGGACCAGGGTCCGTACGAGGCGAGGGGCGGAGGCTGCGTCCGGCCAGTCGCGGCCAGTGTGGAAGCTGGCCAGGTCGGAGGCGTCCTCCAGGGCTGAGGTCGCGATGCGCTCCTCGTCAGCGTCGAGCGTCCAGTCGAGGCGAGCCTTCAGCTCATCGAGTGTGGCGAAGTTCGCCAAGATGGTTCTCCTTCACTCACGGGGAGGGGCGGGATGCGCAACTTGCACACCCCGCCCCACTCAGCCGATGGATCAGACGCCAGCGCCGTCAGCGGTACCGGCGACACCGGTGATCGCAGCGAGCTCGACCTGCGCGGCGTCGGGGCCGTCCGGGTCGGGCAGCACGTCAGCGGTCGCGTCCAGGTCCAGCTTGATCGCGCGGACGAAGTGCTCGTACTGCGAGACGAACGCCTGGTTGGTGCCGGAGTCCACGCCCAGGAGCTCGTCCTTGACGGAGCGGAAGCCCTTGTAGGTGTTGACCACCGAGCGGTCGGTCAGGTAGTTCGCGTCGTAGTCCTGGATCCAGCGCAGGGCCACACCGTTGTGAGCGGCAGAGCCACCGGTCACCGAGGACGGGACGGACGGGGCGCCGGTCGCGAAGATGAACGCGGAGCGGTGCATCGCGAACGCGGCGTCGGAGGGAACCTCCTGCGAGACGATGATGTCGAAGCCGAAGCGCCGACCGATGCTCGCCTCACGCAGAGCGGAGACCGCCTCCTGCTCGCCGACGTTACCGGCGAGGTTGAGCTTGTCGTCCGTCAGGAGCGCGAGCTCCCAGCCGGAACCGACCAGAAGGACACGGCCCTCCAGCGGGACGCGGAACTTGTTCAGCACGTCACGCGCACGGATCAGGGTGGCCCGCAGGTCACGGCCGGACAGGGCGCCGGCCAGGGTGACGGAGTAGTTCTCGTCGACCAGGGCGTCGACAGCCTGGCGCTCCAGGCCGCGACCGATCGCCTCGGTCTGCTTGGCCATGAGCTTGGCCCAGCCCGCGAGGTCGAAGTCGCGCTGCTCGTCGGTCAGCTTGACGGCCGAGTAGATGTCGCCACCGAAGGTGACGGCGACCGTCTTCTCGCTGTACTCGTCGAAGGTGATCGGAGCGGACCGCGCGTTGCGGAAGCCGTACGACCGGAAGGGCAGGACGCCCTCGACCTTGACGTTGATGGTGTCGTTCTTGGCGCCCTTGAACTGGTCGATGCCCTCGCGCTGGAAGAGCGCGGGGACGACGAGGGCCTGCTCCAGAGCGACCGCCGCGGTTGCGGCGATCTTCTCGGGCTTGACGACGATGTGTTCAGCCACGGGTTACTTACTCCGTTCGGTAGGGGAGGATCGGCGTGCGCAACTTGCACACTTGCCAGAAGGGGTGGTCAGTAGCGACGGCTACGGCGAGCGGCCTGGGCCGCCTTGACCGGGTCGAACTCGTCCGCGTCCTCTTCGGGGTCAAGACCCCCGGACAGGGACTGGGGCTGCGCGGGTGCGACGAGCTTCTGGAGCTCCTTCGCGTCGGCCTCCAGCTCCTCCTCGGTGGCGCCGGTAAGGCGCTTGGCGAGGACGGGCGGGAGCTCGTACTTCGCAGCCACGTTGTTGAGCAGGATGCTCCGCTCCAGCGTTTCGATCTGGCCCTTGAGCTCGGCGGTCGCCGCCTCGAACTCCTCGACGGTCTTGGCCGAGCTGAGCTTGGCCTCCGTCTCGCGGAGCTTGGTGCGGTAGTTGGCCGCCTCGGCGTTGGCGTCGGTCAGCTTCTTGCGAAGCACGTCGGACGGAACGCTCTCCTCGGTGGGCTTCTCCTCGGTCGAGGGGGTCTCGTCGCCCTTGGGGGTCTCGCCCTCCGGGGGCGTCTCGACGGTCTCTTCCGTGGTGGTCTCTTCGGTGCTGGGGGTTTCCTGCTCGGGCACTGTCACGCCTCCTGGACGCTCGATGTGGATCGCCGAGCCTCCTGGGCTGCGGCCTGCTGTTCTTGCCGGATGAACCGGCGCCAGGCGGACACAGCCGCCTTGCCGGAGAGGCCGCGCGTGACCTTGGGCCACAGCTCCTCGTACCGGCGATTCAGCTCGTACGTAGCCGAGCCGTTGTACTGCTCACGCGTGAACACAGGCTCCGCGTAGCAGTGGCAGTTGTCGTGGTACTTGTCGCCGTCCGCGAACTCAGCCGAGCTCTGCGAGCGGTAGACAGGACCGCGAGAGATGAGCATCGCGCACCACCCGCAAGGGGTTCCGGTGCGCGAGAGTCTGATGTAGCCGATGGCTCGCTTGTCACGCTGCATGTGGTTCCAGACCGTCGAGCGTCCACCGTTCATGGCGACACGCTCAGCGGCTGCGGCCTGGCGGGCGCCGGCCTCCCTGCGGGCTTCCTCGCGCAGCTTGTCGACATCGTCAGCGCTCCTGGCGCCGTCGATCGCGTCGACCTTCTTCTGGAGGTTGTTGGACCCAAGGGCTTCCAGCACGGTGCGGAGCTCCTGCTCCGCCTCCCGCTCGATCCGTTCCTCGGCATCCCGAAGGCTCGCGATCTCCTCGACCAGGATGCGGTCGAGGTCGTCTTCGCGAGCCTGGTCGGGATCGACCGTGGCCCCCTCGTCAGCTTCCCCAGCTTGGCCGGTCGCGGCCGACGAGGAGGAGTCCGAGGTGCTGGCCGGTGTGTCACTTGCGCGCCCCTCCTGGGGGCTCTCAGTGCTTCCGGTCAGCTCGGCGAACTCGCGCCGAAGTACGTCGATGGTGATGTACGTCGGCTCGGGGTGGTACGGATCTGCGACCGTGCTACCGGTCCGCAAGGCGCGAGCCAGGCGGTAGTAAGCACGGGCAAGGTCGCGGCTCTGGCGCCTACGCCCCATCACCAGCGTGATGGCCCGCCTCAACCAAGAGGCGGTGGTGGACGCCCGGCTTGTGGCCGGGACGTCCTCCCACAACGCAAGCGCCTCCTTGACGGTGCCTGCCCCGATCTGGGTCAGTGCCGTCTGGAACGCGATGGCAGCGCGATCAGCCTCAGCCTGTCGGGCTGGGCTTGTCACGCGGCGACCACCTCACTGTCGGGCGAGGCGGTGATGCCCGTGTCGGGCGTCGCTCGGGTGAGGGCTGAAGCGAGCTGGCCGACGGAGTCGTCGTCCTCGGCCATCTGCTCCCAGTCCTCGTACTCGGTCTGGGTTACGCCGGGCACCCGCTTCCACAGGCCACGCTTCGGGATGCCGAGCTGGTCGGCGAGCTTGCCGAGAGCGTCAGCAGCCTGAGCCAGCGAGCGGGACTCCATGTCGCGCCACTGGACCTCGCCGGAGAAGTCGTCCGTCGCAGCCGTGTTGCCTTCGAGCTCGGCCGCCACGCGGAAGACGCGCTCCCAGGCTTCTCCGAAGATGGACTGGAACTCTGCGATCTTCCGGCTCAGTGCGGTCTCCGCGGCAAGTAGGGCTTCGGCGGACAGGTTGGCGATCTGGCCGAGCAGGTGGTGCGGCGGAGTCTGCGAGATCGCGGCGAGGTGCCGGATGCTCATGTCCACCGAGTCGATCAGCGAGCCGATCGGACCCGCGGGCAGCGAACCGAATTTGACGTCGGGGTCCTCTGCGAAGAGGAAGCGCCGGGCGTTGTGGTTGATCGCGGCCGGGATCGGGTTACCCGCAGCGTCGAGCTTTGGCCGGCTGTCTACAGCCAGCGCGGGATCGGTGGTGACCTGGCCGTTCTCGTCCAGCATCTCCATCTGGAGAGGCGGCGCCATGCCGGTTGCGTACCGCACCTCGTGCGAGGTGTACGTCTGCGAGACGAGCAGGTCGAAGATGGTCTGGTTGATGCGGTTCTGGAGCGCGATCATCGGCTCGACCACGCCGACCGTGCGGCCTTCGAGGTCGACGGACGCAGCGAAGCGGGTGACCGGGCACTCGGTAGCGCCGTGCAGCTTGCCGCCTCCGACGCGGATCGAGTCAGCGTCGCCCTTCGCCTTGAAGGTGACCGCATACTCGCGCTTGCCGTCGAAGAGGCGGGCCTTGCCGAGGGCGTCACCCTTGGGCCAGGAGGTCACCGTCATCGCGGCGTACGGCGTCTCGTCGTTCGCGGGGTCCTCGAACAGGGCGGCCGTCCGCTTGGCGGACAGGCCCTTCGACATCACGCCCCGCTTGGTCTTCTCCGTCAGTACGAAGGAGTGACCGAAGCCGAGCGCCCCACGGTAGACCGCGGCCTGGCGGGCATCCATGCGTGAACGCTGCCAGTGCTCCCACTGGGGGGTCGTCGAGGACGAAGCCTGCGGGAGGCCCGAGGCCGTGGTGCCCGGCCGGAAGCCGTCCACGTACAGGGCCTGGGCCGGCGTCCCGATCAGGAGTGGCATCCAGTTGGACACCGCCCGCTTCGCGAGCAGCTTGTACTCGTCGTCCGCCTGGGGCGGCATGTACGGGTCGTCGTGCTTGCCGTGGATGTAGCGGTCGATCCGCTCCAGCCGGTGCTCGTCACGATCGAGGATGGCGAGGAGTTCTTTCGCCAGCGATGCTGGGCTGGTGTCAGCCATGCCTCACCACCTTTCTGGTCACACTTGCACAGGGTCAGATGAAGTAGCCACGGCCCGTACGCTTGCGGACCTTCTTGCCGCGCGTGCGCAGCTCGTACAGCGCCTCGTGCGCCAGCATCAAAGCGGCGTAGGCGTCGATCTTGCGGGGACTGTCCTTGCTCTCCTTGCCGAAGGAGATGCCGTAGTTGTTCGTCCGGCGCCGAGCGTTGAGCACGTGGCGGCGGAGAGTCAGGTCACCGTCATGGGCCAGCTTGGCGTCGAAGATGGAACGCATCAGGCGCTCGTGCGCCAGCGTCACCGTCTTCTGCGAACCACGCATGTCCCAGCCGATCGCGTCCTTACCGGAAGGCGAGGACACCGAAAGGCCGGCTCCGTACGTCTCGGACCAGTCGGCGATGTACGACTCCCACAGCGCGACGTCGGCGAAGAACGCCTTCACGTCGAAGAGGCGGAACGCCTCATGCACCTCGGAGTCGACGTCCGAGCGAGGGACTGTCCAGTCCTCGCCCTTCGGTCCGTCCGGCTTCTCCCAGACACCGAGCACGAAGGCGCACATGTCCCGAACGCGCAGCGCGATCAGCGCTGTTGCGTCCGAGCTCTTGCCACCGTCGAACCCGAGGACGATCTCGTCGCCAGGCTTCAGCACCTTGGCCTCGTCGATCAGGGGATCCCACTCGGCCGGCCCGTAAATCGCGTCCTCTTCGGCCACGATTTGGTTGAGCCACATACGGCGAGAGCGGGACGGAGCGATCGTCGCGTCCATTACGGACTGGATGATCGAGTCGACGTTCAGCCAGACCGCGTCACCCCGGATCTTCGGGATGACGATGCGCAGCGCAAGCGCCGTCAGCGGGGTCTTGGCGTGAGCCTCGATCGAGTCGTACATGAACCCGATGTCGGCCATGCGGCCTTCGAGGATCTTGTTGAACGACTCGCGCATCCGCTCGGCGACAGAGTCTTCGCCGGGCAGGTAAGCGTTGGTGATCGCCAGGTAACGGCTGTCCTGCTTGGTCGCGTTACCGTCGATCGTCTCGTACATCTTGTGGCCGTTGTTCCCGCTCACCCAGTGATGGGTCTCGTTGAGCAGGGTGAAGGTCGTTCGCTTACCTTCGAGCGCACGGTACGAGGAAGTCACTGCTTCAAGACGAGCCTTGCCGCCGTTGGCGCGGATGAGGACCGCGCCGTCCTTGACGTTGTACTTCGCCTTGAAGTGGTCCGTCATGAGCGACGGGATCAGGGCCATCGTGTTCGTCGTCTGCGACTGGTTGACGGCCGTAACCTGCACCCACGCCCGCGGGTGAGGAACGCCCACCGGCTCGCCGGCCTCGTCCCAGTGGGAGAAGCGCGACGGCCCAACGAGCTCGACGAGACACAGGACCGCAAGGAGCGGGTCCTTGCCCCAGCCCTTCATGCGCTGGAGGACGCCCTTGCGGTTGATGAACCGGCCCTTGTCGTCCACGGCGTACCAGTGCAGAACGAACCGGAGCTGCTCCCTGGTGAACTTCCAGGGGCCGCCGTTCTCCGCTTGCAGGTACTCCGCAGCCCACCCGGCGATCTGCCAGCCCAGGGTGCGCTTGGGCAGAACCCATGCGCCCAGGCTGTCCTTCTGCCAGGTCGGGCCGAGGAACGTAGGGGGGAGCTGTTCGATCTCTTCGGCTGTGAGTTCAGCCTGCTTCGGAGCCAAGGCTTACCTCCTCAGTCGGAGAGCCCGAGCTCCTGTCGGTAGTCCGCGATGGCGAGGACAGAGGCCGGCGTGGTCTCTTCCTCGGGCTCTTGCAGTTCGATGCGCACACGGCGCCGATCGCCCTCGGTCACCAGGAGGTTTCCGAAGGCGGAGTACAAGGTCTGTGCCATCTGCGCGGAACGCTTGCCCGACTTCTTGTAGTGGGACAGGTCATCGCACAGGGCGAACGCCAGAGCCCAGTCGCTGTTCTGGTAGAAGTCGGCTTGGCCGGACGTCTTCAGCGAGTTGTAGAGCTTCGTGGCGATGGGGTGCCAGTCGGGGTCAGGTCGAGGGACCGTGACCTTCCGCATCTGGCCCTTCTTGGTCTCTTGCTCCTCAGAGCCTTTTCGCGACCGGGGGCGCGCGAGGTCTGATTCGCGATTCGGGACGGGGCCTCGTGCGCCCACCGGTCACCTCCTTTCAGAGAAGAACGCTCAGTGCGTCCTTGAGTGAATCGCCAAGGAGGGCCCCAGTGAATCGGCTGATCTCCTTGCCATCCCGCTCGATCACGACGGTCGGAGTACTCGACACGTCGTAGGAGTCGGCCTTTGCGAGGCCGGCGAAAGTGTCTACGAGAACCGTCTCCGCCTCGACCCCGAGCTCGGCCAGCTCGCTCTTCAGGAGCGGACCGAACGAGCGACAGGGTCGACAGTGCGAAGACGTGAAGTACAGGACGTTCACACCAGGCCGCCCGTCATGAAGTGGACGACGAGCCAGGCGAGGAACGCCAGGAGGGTGAAGCGGCGAAGCCGGAGCAAGCCGGTCGGCTGGCCTTTCGGGTAATTGCCGTTGCGGGCCGTACCGAAGATCCGCCAGACCTGCTCGGAGAGCGTGTCTCCGGGCTGCTTGCGCTTGAGGGCGATGCCCTCGATCACGATGAAGGCGCCAGCCCATGCGGCCCACGCGATCTCGAATCCGGTCACCGATCACCTCCTGGTGGTGGATGCAGAAGTCTCGGGCCCCCGGTGGTGAGCCAGGGGCCGGCGCCTCACCCGAGGAGAGGAGGGCTCGGGGGCGCACACGCTCGACAGGTTGGGAGGAACCCGGAGCGCGGTCTTACAGGAGGCCGGGGTGCTGCTCGGTGCGTCGGAACTTCTTCTCGATCGCACGCCGCTTGGCGCGTTGCGCCGCAGCACCCTCAGCTCCACTCTTCTTCCGGTGATGCCACGTGCACAGGGAGCGTAGGTTCCCCATGCTGTGGTCGTCGCCCGGCTTGATGTGGTCCACGTCGGTCGCGACCTCGTCGCAGCGTGCACCCGCTTCATTCAGCGCGGTACACCGACCTGCGTCTCGGCGCAGAACCCGGAGCCGAATCTTGGACCAGTCAGCCGGAAGGCGCGAGCGCCTGTCCGACCCTTCCCAGTTCGGCAACGTGATCACCTCCGACATGGAACGTTGAGCCCTCGGTGACGTCCTACCTGAAGAGGTAGCTGCCATGAGCTGTCAACCCGAGGGAGTCTCCGCAAGGAGTAAGGAGTAAGTAGCTTCGGTAAGCGAGGCCCGACAGGGCCTCCAGCCTGCTACTTCGTCTCTTCGTACTTACCCTTACACTTACTGGTGGCAGTTGATCTTGGTATTTGGAAGCACTTCTTCCTGTGACCGTGGTCACACTTACACAGTGAGGCTTCGAGGCTGGGCCGCCTGGCGGCGGCCACCAGGAAGTGAGGCGACGGCGAGGTAGCAGCCAGGGGCGAAGCGGCAAGGGCGCCCTGCCGGGCGCCACAGAG